TGCGACTTTACACACACACACCCACACACACACACACACACACACACTACCACATGAAAGGCCCCTCCGTGGCACGGGGGGGCCGCACAATCACCGCAAACGATTACTATCGTTTGCGAGCCCGTACCCGCTCTTCCCGTTTGGTTTCGACTCTCAAGACCCCCGCATCTTTTGGAATTCCCAGCTGTCCTCGTAAGGAGGATGTGACCGATCTTCGCCGTGATATTCTCGGCCCTTTGATTCGGCAGCATATACCCGTCGTCCCGGACGGGTCCCGAGCCAATTTACTTGCTGCCTTTGATAAGCGTTGTAATTATTACAGCGATGCTCGTGTCCCAAGGTCCTACCTTGCTGCGAATTCTGAGTTGTTGCATGCAATTGCCCCAACAGCGTGGGATCCGTTGGTATATGATCGCCAATTGTTTGAGGAGTGGAACTCTCAATTTGACAGTGCCAAACAAGCTCGGCACGTGCGAGCTTATGGTAAAATTTCTGACTCTACTCTCCGTGATTTCACGGACAAGGAAATTTTTGTTAAAGTTGAGGCTCTTCTCAAACGCCACGACGCCTCTTGGGCGCCGAGGATCATTTACCAGTCATCGGATCTCCACAATGTTTTACTTGGGCCGGTCATGTGGAAATGTTGCAAGAGGATGTTTATGTCATTGGATCAAGACAAAGAATCCGACGTTGTTCGGATGGCGTCCTATGCTAAACAGACTCCTGCAATTGTTTCCCACATTAATTCTTTCGGTTCTGACGATTCAATTTACGTTGAATGCGATTTCAGTTCGAATGACATGACCCAAGTTAAAGATGTTCATGCATTGGAGGTAAACTGGTTGGCGCACTTCGGTGCGCCGGCATGGTTGACTGCTTTGATGTTAGTTGCGAACAGTTTTCGAGTTTCTTCTCGTAAACATCGCGTTAAGGCTAGCATCAAGAATCAACTGCCCACAGGAGCCCAGTCTACCACCTTCCGCAACTCAATGTGGAACTTGACGCTCAACTATGTGTTTTGTAAACGCGTAGGTGCCCACGGCGCCGTCTTAGTGTTGGGCGACGATATGCTTATGAGATTGGATCCTCCATTCTCTATGTCTCGTCGCCGCGACTACCGTAGAACATACGAGGACGTCTGCCGTCGGGGGCACATGCGCCCTGAGGTTAAGACCTTCTCCTTTTTGGAGGAGTGTTCTTTCCTTAGCAAGCATTTTGTGCCCACAAGTTCCGGGTCTTATGTGATGCTTCCTTTCCTTGGAAAGGCGGCAGCGAGGTTCAATGTTCGTGCTTCTAGCAATGAGTCTGTTTCTGATGACTCCTACTTGGCAGGCAAAGCTCTTAGTTACGCTTATGAGTTTCGCTTTTGCCCTGGTTTGCGCGACAAGTTCCTCCGCCGCTTCAAACAGTTACATGACGGACAGGAGCCATCCTTGGATGCTTTAGGTTGGAACGCTAGAGGCGCCTTTCTTCGGTTAGGTGTCTCTGGCGTTTGCGCCTCGATATTGTCCCCTGGTCTTGTTGGCCAGCGGGACGATTTCAATCGCTTTTGGCATACAAGGTATGGATTGACCTATTCTGACGTCATGGAACTCACTGAACGCCTTTTGTTCGGAGAGAGTCACATTGATGCTGACGGTCTTGGAGCTTTGGTACGTGATTTCACGTGATTGTGTGGTCCTCCGTGTTTCGTCACGGTTGTAGTCTTTCCGGTATAATTTCCCTGGTATCAGGATGACGTCATCGC